AAAATGTTAAGCGATCCGTTTGATTATCTTGATGATAATACCGATAATGATGATGGCGATATAGAAAATAGCGCTAATGATTTAGCTATTGATGGTTAAAAATAGGATAATAATATATGACAATAAAATTTACTTTACCAGATAAAAATACAGTACAAATTAAATCATCTTCGGCATCAACATCTCCTGTTGTTAAGAATGGCGATGGTAAAAAATATGCTAATGGGCAGACTGTAACTTATGGATTAACTAAGAATTCTCAATGGGCTGGATCTGCTGCTAATGCGATTTATACGCAACCTATGTTTTTTAGTCCACTTCATACTCCTCAAAATTGGCAAATTGCGTCAAAACGTAAAGAAATTTATCAATGGTCATTCATAAACCCTTGTTATATAACATGTTATGACGGTTCTTTAAAATTGATTTCAGATTTTTATAATTCAGATATCCCAATCTCTTCATACATTACCAGGATTAATGAAGATGAAGTCATGGTGCAAGACGGCCACGGGAATTTTTGCTTGCCAGACAGAGCATCAAAAAGATTTATGAAGAAGCAGTCAAATGAAATAAAAGTTATGGGAGTAGCAGAACCTCTTATTGTTACACATGATCATAAATGCATGATTATAAAGAGAGAAGATATTAAGTGCAGAAAGTCGAAAGGCAATAATAAATTATGTGTTTCAAAAAATTACTCTAAGACATGTAAGAGGCATAACTGTGATGATTTTGATAATAAAGATTATATTATTAGTAAAATAGATGCAAGAGATGTGAAAAAAGGAGATTTTGTTCTTGTTCCTTTTTCTACAAAGATTATTGACAGTGTTATAGAAAATGAAAGTCAGGCAAGATATGCTGGGCATTTAGCGTCTGATGGATGGGTGTGCGATGGGAATAATAATAGCGGTTATGAAGTTTCTGGTATTTGTTATAATCAGAACGAGAGAGAATATGTTATCGATTGTATAGACAAAGTATATAATAATTTTAATATAATTTCAAATCATGAAGCATCGAATAGAAGCGGAACTTTGCTATATAAGAGGACATCTAACTCTTTGGCGGTTGAGTTCGCTAAAAAGCTAGTAAAAGGAAAAGGATCTGATAAGAAGTTTACAGACCAAGTTACTTTATTAGACCCTAATCTTCAATTATACGTTCTTGGAGCTTATATACAATCTGATGGAGCTTTTAATAACGCTAATCAATGTATTGAAATAACAACTTATTCGAAACACTTAGCTAATCAATTATTATTAATGTTCTTCCGCTGTGGAATACTTGCTAGGGTTAACAAGCAACCTATTAGTATCTCAAATTTAACATTTAAAACAAATAATGAATATAGATATATAATAAATGTACCGTCATCTGAATGTTTTAAAATAGCAGAATATGTTCCAGGCAAATTAGATAATAAGATTTTTAAACGATGTAGAGATAATAAGAGATTTATATGGAAAAATTATGTTATTTCTGCAGTTACAAGCAATAGGGAATTTGATTATGAAGGGTATGTTTATGATATTAGAGTTCCGTCTACATATACTGTAACTGCTAATGGAGTTGGAGTACATCAATCTAGATTCTACTATGAAAACGAGCCTAAAATAGCCGCTGGTGTTGATTTTTATAGTATTTTTCCGATGAACGGCTTTACATTAGAATGTAAGGATAAAAAAGTACTGAAATTCTTCGAACACTTTGCCAATAAAATTGAACTTAATAAAATATGTATGTTGATAAGTCATGAAAACCATCTAATAGGAGATGTTTTTCCTTTTGCAGAAATACAATGTGATGTTTGTGGCGGCAGTGGGCAAAAGGCCGATGGATCACCCTGCAATCATCCTAATGGTAAAATATCAAGAGTAATAATTTTAAATCCTGATTGGATTGAAGTTCAAACTAATGTTTTAGCATCTGAGCCAGTTATAGTTTTGATTCCAGATGAGGAACTAAGGTTAATTATACAGAGACAACAGCCAAAACAGATATATGATCGATTGCCAAAAAGATTAATTGAATTAGTTTCAAGTGGGCATCCTATTCCCTTGTCTAATAGATGTGTTAGTCATATCAAGAATAATGCTAGTCCATATGGAGTTTATGGAACATCTATGGTGCGTAGATGTTTTACAATTCTTGCTTATAAAACTAAATTAATGACTGCCAACTGGATCGTGGCTGAGAGATTGATACTTCCTATTAGGATTGTCAAAATAGGAAATGATGAGAGACCGGCAACTTCAGATGATTTGGCTGATGCTTCTAGCCAAATAGCTTCTGTTGCGAATGATCCTAACTTGACTATTGTAACACACCATGCATTTGATTTTGAGTGGGTAGGGGCAACAGGCAAAATACATAACATTACCCAAGAGATAGAACAAATTGGAAAAGAAATTTTAGATGGTTTGATGTTAAATCAAGCTTTATTAAACGGGGAAATGGGCGGCTATTGTCACAGCGAAGATACTTTGACGCTAACTGATTCTGGTTTTAAACACTATTTAGACATAGATAAGAATGATAAAATAGGTTGTTATAATCCAAACACAGGAAAATTAGAATATTATAATTATATTGCTAAACATGTATTTGATTATTCTGGGGAAATGGTTAGTTTTAAAACTGATAAAATAGATATAAAAGTTACACCTAATCATAGGATGTTCGTTCAGCCTAGAGGAAAAAGGGGATTTAGGTTTGTAGAAGCTAAAGATGTTAAAAAGAGGGCAAAACTAATACAGTCAGTTACTGGTTTCGATGGAAATTATCAAAAAGAAATAGAGATTGGAGATGAAACTTATTCAATATATGATTTTTGTCAAATGGTAGGATATTATGTTTCTGAGGGTTCTGTCGCAGAAGAAAAAAGGAAAAATAGATCAGGAGGAATAAAGACGTTACATATACATCAATCTCTCAATAGTAAGGCAAGAAGCGGAATATCTAAATTATATAAAAGAATGTTTAAAACTGGGCATGAATCAGACAATACTGTTTCTATTTATAAACCTGCATTGGCTAATTACCTTGCGGAGCATTGTGGTCGCCATTCTTACCATAAGAGATTGCCTTCTTTTATTAAAAATCTATCTTCTGAATGCTTAGAGATTGTTTTAAAGTCGCTGATAGATGGTGATGGCTCTCACATCTATAGTAATGATGGTAGAAAAAACGTTCATTATAAATATTATACAAGTAGTGATCAATTAGCAAAAGATGTTGAAGAAATAGCGTTTAAATGTGGATATACCACTTCAGTTTCATATAAAACCATAGATCAATGCAATAAGAATAAAAAACATAATAAAGATGGCGTAGAATATATCACTAAAAAAGGTATTTGGATTATTTGTATAAGTAAAAATTTTAAGGGCAAATACCCTACGCTCGAATCGAAAAAGGCAGGACTATCAGGCAAAGAAATAACAAGAGAAAAATATGATGGGAAAGTATATTGCTTTTCTGTTCCTCATGGCCTTTTTGTAACAAAGCGTAATGATAAAATTACAATACAAGGTAATTCTTCTGCTCAAGTTGGAGTAGAAACTATGATTCGTCGTTTAGAATCTTGGAGAAATACTTTAGCAGACTGGATTCATAAGCACTTATTTTTACCTATGGCGATGATGCAAGGATTTGTAGATGAAGAAGAATCTAAAGAGCTTGGAGAGACTAAGTATTTATATCCTACTGTTAAATTTAATGATATGAATCTTAGGGATAAAAGCAATCATTATCAACAAATGATTAACTTGCATGATAAAAAATTAATTAGTTCTAGAAGATTGTTATCAGAATTTGATATAGATTACGATCAACAACTAAGAGAGATAAGAGAAGAAGAATTGCTTGTTGGCCCTCAAGGGCAGATGGCCGGAGCGCCTGGTGGGGCAATGGGGGGCATGGACTTAGGCATGGGGGGCATGGACTTGGGCATGGGGGCCATGGGCGGTGCTCTTCCTGCTGGAGGTATGGATTTAGGTGGCGGAATGGATATGGGAGCACCTGGCGCTGCTCCTAGCGGCGATCCAATGCCCGGCGTCGCGGGTGGTTTTTCTGAAATGGGTTCTCCCACGGCGGCGGCTTCTAGCATACCTCCTAATCTAAAAATAACAAAGCGAGGGAAGGCAACAAAACAGGAAGAAAAACCAGTTGCTCAACCAAGATTAATTAGATTAACTGGTTTAGAGCGACAAATGTATAAGGCACTTAAAGAGCTTAATATTCCTTATCAATTATATGGACAGTATCAAGTTCCTGTTCCTGGGAATGAAAGGCCATATTTACTTGATTTTGCCTATCCATCTATAGGCGTGGCTATCGAATCAGATGGGAAGAGGTGGCATGAAGATGTTGAAAGTAAAATCAGGGATCAGCAGAGGGATATTAAATTAGCCAATGTAGGATGGAGGGTTTTAAGATTTAAAGAATCGGCTATAGAAAATAGAATGGACGAAATAAAGAAAATAATATATGATACTATAGTTCAAGCTTCTAAAGAAAAATATAAAAATAAAAAAGCGTCTGCATCTGATTTCATAAAAATTGCAAGTTCTTTAACTACCAACGATATATTATATTCAAAAGAGGATATATCTGATTTAGGTGACATATTTATGATTGGGGTAAAATAATGAATTATTTTAATCTTAGCAATATGAAATTAGCAGCTAGAAAAAGAATTAGAGATAGAGGAATTCGTTGGAAGGAAACATATCGAGAAAAGTCTGCTCCGCTCAAGAAAAGATTTGATAAAAATATAGGTCCAGGAGCTTATTATAGATGGGAAGGCCACGATTATACAACCGGTTCTGATTATTTTATTGTCGTAGGCCCAGCTAAAACCAAAGAAGGTAGAAAACTATTTTTCGCCGGCATTAAAAAATTGCCGCCTAAATTCAAAAGAAAAAAAGTATATGCCCCGTCAGGAAAATATTTTCCATCTATTGTATCTGCTCTGAGCCATGTTAGTAAAATGTGGGGTGTAGCTATGCCACAAAATCAAAATAATTATACTATTGATACTTTAGCCAATATAGATATTCCTAGGCATGTTAAGGGTTAATTAATTTTTTAAAGGATTTTTATGTTTTTTAATTAAATTATTGAATATATATAATATAATTTAAGGACATATTATGCAAATTACTGATAATTTATTACTTAACGGGTTTTTAGCCATTTTTATTATAAAAGAAGTTTTGGGGCTAGTATTTGCATTTTTAAAAAGCAAATCTAGCAATGAATCTATTGATCATTTTTCTGATAAAATAACAGATACAAAGAAGTCTATATTAGAAAAACAGATCGAAATAAATAGTATAATTAATGAAAAGCTTGAGAGGATATTAGGTGAATTGGTATCTTTAAATGATATTTGTCAAGTTACTAAAATTCAAAATGATACTATGTATAAATGGCATAGCCAGGAAGACAACGATGGAGTAAAGGTATGGTATGTTAGAAAAAGTCTTTCTGACTCTATATATAATCTATCTGTTAGTATTCAATATCAGAACGATGCGTTAAAGGATTTATTTAGTGAACTAACTGAATTCAAAAAAGAATATGATTCCTTAAAACAAGAAAATTTTAAAGATCAAATTTATTTAAAAAATGTTTATAAGGAATTAACAGCTAAAGAGGAAAAAATACTAGATGCTTTAGATAAAATTAATCAGAATATTAGAGAAATTAAAAATTAGGAATTTATTATGGCATTTGAAAAAACTAATAAAAAAATAGGACAAATTATTGAAATAGAAGCATTAAACACCCCTAGATGGCCAGAATTTAATCTTACTAAATTTGCATCAAGAGATATTTCGGGATTGATTAATGGTTTTGATATTAAAAAAGCTATTACCGAGAATCCAGAGCATCTTTTTGTTAAAATCTTTGCAATTAAAGCTGATAAAGTTAATGATAATGGAGATGCCTTTACTCAGGACGAATTAAAGCGTTCAGCATCTACTTTTATTGGTGTTCCTGTTTTTTGTAATCATCAAAATGATGATATAGAAAAAGCCAGAGGGAAATGCGTTCATGCCTGGTACGATGATGAAAAGAAGGGCGTTTATATTATTTCTATGGTTGATAGAGTAGCCTACCCAAGACTAGTAAGAGGTATAGAAGAGGGGTATGTCACCGGAACGAGTATGGGTGCAATGTCTGGAGATGCGGAAATTTTGATGGCTGATTTTTCGCAAAAGAAAATATCAGATATAGCAGTCGGAGATAGTGTAATTTCTCACTTGGGCAATAGCTGCAAGGTAAAAGAAGTCCATAGTGACTATCTTGGATCTGAATTAATTAAATTTGATTTAGGAAATATAGCCAACAGTCCCCTATTTACTTTCGACCATCCTGTTCTTTCGATCCGTAAAACAGAAGTTTTAGAACAGAGAAAAAATAAAGATTGGAGGGAGTTCCCATATGATTGCATTTTTAGGGAAGCTAAAGACCTATCTTTGGGGGACTTCTTACTAGTCCCATCTAGATATAAATTATCAGAAAATAGTGAGTTTGATACAGATTTTTATTATCTTCTAGGGGTATTTGCCGGCGATGGATACATAAAGTTTAACAGAGGGAACATAGAAGGTTTTGGTTTTTGTTTTGGATCAGGTGAATTCGCCTTAATAGAAAAGGTTAAGGAGATATTAGCTAAGTTTACAGAATATAAAATCAATGAAAATGTTATAGAGTCTCGTAATGGTTGTTATATTACTATTTATGATAAAAAATTAGCAAAGCAAATAGATAGAATTATGGGTCATGGCGCTCATTCAAAGAGAATTAAGCTTGAATCATTTAGTAGAGAAGCTATTGAATCATTTATATCTGGTTATATTGACACCGATGGGTGTATGGTTAAGGATTACAGTAATTGTAAAAATACTATTAGAGGTTTCCAAATATCTAGTTGCAATAGAGAACTTTTAGAAGATGTACGTTCTATGTTAATTCTATTAGACTGTGCTGCTGGGGTTAAAACTAATGTTAGAAAATCCAGTATAAACAGTTGTGTTAATGTTGATACTATTGAACATACGCTATTTATTAGTTTATTTACATCATCTAGAATGAAACAATCTATAAAGGTAGCTAAAAATCTTAAGGGATATGAAGCATCATATTATAATACTCCTAATTTTATATTTAATATTGGAAAACAAAAATATATAGCCTGTAGGATTAAGGGTATAGATTTAATCGATGACTTTAAGGAGGAGGTTTATGATTTAACTGTTGAAAATGATGAAAGCTATATTGCAAATGGTTTGGCAGTTCATAACTGTAGCGTTGAATTTAGTATTTGCTCCATTTGCCATAATAAGGCCCATGTTGCTGAGGATTTTTGTGACCATATTAAAAATGGTAAAAATAGAAAGATTTCAGGTAAGGTTAAATGCGCTTATCATGATAGCCCCTCTAAGCCTGAAGATGATTGTCCTATTTGTGGGAAGAAAAAAGAAGAAAAGAAAGAATTTGAGCATAAAGATGCTAAAGTTTATGAATATAATTATGGTGTTAAATTTATAGAGGATAGTTTTGTAGTTAATCCAGCATGTAGTACATGCCTTGTTGAAGATGTTTTTAATATATCAGAGCTGACAAAGAAAGTAGCTTATTTAAAGGAGAGAATGAAAAAAGTCTCTGCTAAAGATGAATCTGGTAAATTAGAAAAAGTTGCCGGACAAGCCGAAGTTGCTCTTTTAACTGATGCTATGACATATGTTGAAAAAGTTTCGAAGAGTATGATGTCGCAAAAAGAGCATATTTCTATGGCATATGTTGCTGAATTGGTTGATGTTATGGCTAGTTTACAAGAAACTTTAGATGAATTAATAGAAATGGGATATGTAAAATTACCATCTCCTGATTTAAATTCTTTAGATAATGTCGTTTTGCCAAAAACTGGTAAAGATGCTGAGAAATTAGGATATCAACCTCAGCCATCTCCAATCGTAGAACAGCCAGTTAAGCAGATGCCAACAATAAATAATACAGTTAATACTCCTGGGGCGGTTTCTGAACCTTTAGGTGATTTAGGGACAGTGACCCATCCTAAATATTCTTTCGATGAAAATGAAAAAATAACAGGAATAAAAAAGGATTTTGTACAAGCATGTAGTAATTTAAAAGTTAAGCTTACTAAATTAGGCGAAATTTTAGATTCTATGGATAATAATAAAGATAAGGAGTCTATGATAATGGACAATAAGAAAAACAGTGAAACACAGGAGAAGCAAAGTAAAGTTGCTGGAGCTACAGATGTTACTACTGAAAAGCAGTTGGATGATGTTGACGCTCCGAAGGGGGGAAGAAGCGGCGCTCCTGATGTTATTACTGAGAAGCAGTTAGACGATCCAAAAGATGTAAATGTGACTACTAGTGAATCCCCACAAGAACGCAGGGGTTCTTATGACGTTATTACGGAAAAGCAGTTGCAATCTATATCAGGGACAGACCTTGCGCGTTGGGGAGATTATCCTGAAGTGATCACTGAAAAACAATGGCAGGATACAAATAGACTAATTGGATCTGAATTAAGCAAAGATCAATCGGAAATCGTTACAGAAAAACAACTTGAAGATTTTCTATCAAAACATAGATATGCAGATTTAGATGTTATTACAGAAAAACAACTTAATTCTGGGAATACTACTCAAACAAAAAGAGCTTCCTACCAATATGATCCTCAAGGTTTAGTTAAATCAGCAGTTAATGCTATTGCAGATACTATTGCATTCTATCAGAAAACTCCTAATGAAGTCACTAAGGCAGCAATGTTTATTAATGAAAATGTTAAAAATATCGATAAGGCTGCTCTGTTGTTGCTTGTTAATGCATTAGGCAATAAGAAAGAAGCAAAAATCAATGAGAAGAATAGAATGAGATATTTTTCTAAGTTAGCTTCGGTAAAATCGCCTGATACTGTAGATGCTTTAATTGCCAATATGAGTGATTATTTAGAAAGTCATTCTGCCGAAGATTTTATTTATGCGGTTAAACATGTAGCGTCTAATAATAAAGCGATGATTAAGGTTAACAATTTGGTTAAAGAAAAATTAGCAAGCACTGAAGATGTAAGTTCGAGTGTGGTTGACAAGGTATCTCAATTAGATTCTGCACTTAATGACATAGATAAGCCAGAAGACGGAATGTATCAAGTCCAGGCAACTATTGATGAGATTAAGGTTAATCCAACTAATAAGAAAGCGTTCTTAAAAGCAGTGATTAAAATGGCGAATGCAGAAATTGCTAAAGAAATGGAGCAAAATATTCCGGCCGCTTTAGTTAAGGTTGATATTGATGAAAAAGCTGGAGTAGTCGTTGCTACGTTAAAGGCTATTGAGAAATTAGATAAAGAAGAGAAAAAAGCTTATGCTAAATTAAATCATTGGCTTGTTAAAACAGCTAAGAAAGAAGAAGCTGATCCTGAAGTTAGCATGGGCGAGGATACAGATGATGGAGAAAAAGATGCTATCGTTGTTGCGTCTCGCAAAGAGAAAAGAGAGAAGCTAATAAAAGAAGCTCAGATGTTTGGTGGAGAAATGGGTGGACAAGGCGGCACATCTCAAGCTCCGGGTGCAGGAGCAACATTACCTCAGCCTCCGGCAGCCGGTGGCGTAGGCGCTATGGCCCCTGCCGCTCCTGTTGAAAGTTTTGAGCAATCAGATTTTGGCGGGGACATGGAAGATGACGATATGGATATCGCGGAACCTACCCCTCCAGGGACAAGATGCCCAGCTTGTGGAAGTATAGATGTTGATACCCGCGATGGCAAATCAAGATGTAACAACTGTGGAACAGACTTTTATACTAAGGTTGAAGTTGTTGTTTCAAGATGGGCTGGCACAATGGAGGGCGAATCAGAAGATAATAAAATTGAAGATACCGATTCTGCCGATGTTACTCCTGGTCTTGCTGGAGAGGGCTTTGAGCTTCCTGAAAGCGGAGAAGTTCCAATGGCCGCTGCTGCAAGTACATCTAACAACAAGCAAATTAAATTTGCAAGAGTTGCTGCAACAACAAAAATTAAAGATTCAGTTTTAAAACATTTAAAAGCAAATAATATACAGCTAGGTTCTGTCAGTCCATTAACTGGAACTCAAAATACTGTCAAACTTTCAAATGGTAATTATAAATGTTTAGATACCGGATCTGATTATCATGTTGCATATTCGGTTGATAGCAAGAATCCAAAGAATATTTATGCCGAATGGAAATGGATGCCTGTTGTTAACTATGAATGTCCAGATTGTTCAAGAGCGAAGAGAGCATTTGTTGATGGATTAGCTAAAATAGACATGACCGAAGATAAGTTTGATGCTTTAGATTTATCAGAAAAAGGTAAAGTAATTTTGGCTATGAAAAATAAGGGCATGTTGGGGAGAATTAAAACTGCATCTACTAAGAGCGGTTCTACTATCGCTCAGTATAAGCAGGCTTATGGCGAAATAGCTAATGATTTCCCGATTGAATCTTGTATTGAAAAATTAGCAAGAAGATATGGAGAAGACGCTATTGCTTTAAGTGGGCCATGCGAAGGTAAAAATTTAGCTGAATGCGTTTGCAAATCGCTAAAGCAAGCTAAAATATATTCTCATAATTTAGCTATTAAAGTTGCTGATATTTGGTGTGATCCTGATGCTGGTTCCGAATGCATTGAAGATTATGTGAGAGAGGGTTTTAATATTAAACAGGCTACTACAGTTTGCTCTATGTTAAAAGCTAAGTATGCTCAATTTGACGATATGATTGCTGAAGATTTAGGAAATGAGATTGGGGATACCGGAGGAGACGATGATGATGGGGACGTAGAAGTTGATACATTTACTTCTGATGATATAGATCCATTTGATGATGCCGAAGGCGGGGCCACTATTACACTTAATCTTCCATCGGAAGTTTTGGAGCAATTAGATGAAGCCATAGATATTGCCAAGGGTGAAAACCCTGATTTAGAAGAGCATCATCAAGATGTTCCAGAAGGTGATATAGAAATTGAAGTTCCTGCTGATATAGTAGAAGAAATTGATGAGATTGCAGATGATGCTTTGGGTACAGCAGCGGAAGGCGAGAACGTTATAGAAGATATTATAGGCGAGGATAATGATGATTCCGCTGAAGATGATAATGAAGTTTCAGTTGAAATTGAAGAGGTTGAAGTTGTAGATGAAAATAATGAAGATTTTTCAGAAAATAATGAAGGAATTGATAATGATGATATAGAAGATAATATGAATGATTCTGATTCTCCTGCTGATGACGGAGAACAGTATAAAGAAGGTGATGACATGGATCTAGAGGATATTGAAAAAGAGGCACAGTCAATGAAAAAGGGATACATTGGCAAAGTTGGCGAAATTTCTTTAGACTTGTCTAGATTGAAGGATATTTTGAATAAGCAAGCTTCTGAAAAGAAGGTCGATTATCAGAATGTTCAAGATTCTCCTGATATTGGAAAAATCAAAAACAATGGAACTATGGGAAAAGAAGATAAGTTTGACGCCAAAGCTCCTAATCTTCCACAGGGTAAAAATACTCTAGGGAAAGAAAAAAATATCAAAGAAGAGACCTTGACAATTCCTGCTGGAAGTAGTCCTATGGGCCATGAAAGCGAACAGGGCTTAGATGGTGGAGATACAAGAGCAACTGGTGGAGAAGATGGTGCTGGAAAATCGTCAACAGCTAGTAGAATAAAAGATTTAGCTAATAGAATTGTAGAAGCTAAAGAGAAGAAATTAAAAGCCAAAGAGCCTGTTGCTAAAGATAAAGATATTCAACCTATACAAAATGGAAAAACCATTGGAGATGAAGAAAAATTTGACGCGAAAGAGGTTGATGAATCTAAGATGAAAACTAAAGATGGATTCATGGGAAAAGAAAAAGAAACTTTAAAGAATAAACCAGATTCTCCTAAGGACCATCCAAGTATTCCGGCTGGCGAGGGGAAAATGAAAAATGATGTTAATGATCCTGAAAAACAGGATAATATAAAAGGTACTGTCGTTGCGGGTAGCAATGAGGAGTCCGTAATTGAGAAAGAAGCTTTTCGTATTGCTGGTAGAATGGTAGCCGTAGGCTCTATTAAGCCAGAAGATTTAGCAACAAAAGTTGCTGAACTAAAGCAATACAAAGTCGCTCAATTAAAAGATCTTGAAAAGGGCATCTTTGCAAGCAAAGGACTCAATGCAGTATCAGACGGGCTTGAGCAGCCTGTTCTAATAAGCGAGAATAGCAACCAGAGAAATGGACAGCAAGAATTAGCTCATAAATTAGCTAGTTTATTCCGCTTAACAAAACAAAATGATTTAGCTCAACAAACAGATATAGATTTTAGGAAAAACTTTTAATACCTAAAATTAAGGAGAAAAATAAAATGGGTCTTATTGAGATTTATCGTGTAACCGCAGATATGTATGCAGCGGATCCGGATTTTGTAACGGACACAGCAGAAGGTTTGCTAGTTGCTCAGAATGCTGCTGGGCTTATTGAAGCCGCCGATGGTACTGTTAGGGCGATTGGTGTAGCTGGGGATACTCAGTCAAATTCAACTGCTGGCACTCCGCTTGCTGCTAATGTTGTTATTAATAGCGCCGGAGCAACCCGCTCAACTCAGAATAGAGTTTCAGACTTTTTTGATGAAACTTTAGCTTCTGGTTTAGTAACTGTTTATCATAGTGGTGGAAAGTTTGCTACCGATCAATATGATACAACTGTAAACTATGCCTTTGGCGATGCATTATATTCAACTGCTGCTGGTTTATTCACAAATGATGCTTCAGCTAACAACCAGATTGTTGGTACTGTTACTGGAACTCCTGATGATTATCCGAGTGGTGTTCCTGGCACAGACGTTGCCGGATCGATTTCGTTGGGTGTTTATTTAGTATTTAAGCTTGAAATCTAAGTGGGTTTACAAGTTTAGTTTTTAAAAATTTTTATTTTGTTATTTTAGGATTTGTACATATATAAACGAATACCTAAAAAATAAATAGGAGATAATTCAAATGGCTTTAGCAAAAAATTCAATTACCGAACTTGAGAGAGAAGAAATTATCGCTCAAGCTCTTGCAACCGATGAAGGTCGTGTTGCGTTGGCACAGGCAATGGTTGAACCGATCCGTAGATCGCTTGAGTATCAAGCCGTGGGTCGCAAATTACTTATGGTTGACGAACTTCCTCAAGGCGCGTTGGCTCGGTACGAAAGAGATGTTGCGTCAATCGCACATATTATCGCTCGTAAAGGCGCTGTTCCTGATCAAATTCAGGAAGGCGAGGAAATCCTTGTTCCTACTTTCGAAATTGCAGCGAATCCAACTGTTCGTCTTTCAGAGATCAAGGCCCGCAGATTTTATATTGTTGACCGCGCTCAAATTAAGGCGAAAGAAGCTATTCAGAAAGAAGAAGATACAAACATTTTCGCCGCTTTATTGGCTGCCGCCGGAACTTCTGGCAACACAGTCCTTAATCCAGGTTCGCTTTCAACTGATAGTTTAAACACTGCTTTCCGTTTAATCGAAGAGCACGATCTTGTTGCAACTAAGATTGTAATGCATGCAAGACAATTCGCTTCAGTAAGAGCATGGGGTAAAGATTTCTACGATGAGGCAACTCAGCGTGAAATTATTACTACTGGTTTGTATGGTCACCTTTATACTGCTGATATCCATGTCAGCAGCAGAATGGACCCAACTACTGTATTGGTAGTTGCATCGCCTGATACAGTTGGTGCTTTCCCTGTTCGTCAGGACATCACTGTTGTTCCTGCTGATGATCCTAAGAACCTCCGCCTCGGCTGGGTTATCTATGAAGAGGTTGGAATTGCAGTTATTAATGATTATGCTGTATCAAGAATTCTTGTAACAGCAACGTCGTAAGTAGTTGTATGGTAAGGTTTTACGAAAGGGCAATCCGAAAGGGTTGCCCTTTTTTGTTTTATTATAGTTTTTTATTAAAGGAAGTGGTTAATTCTGTTGGTAATATATCAGTAGAAGAAAGGTAGAACAATGTTACCAACATTAAATTATAATAAAAGTTTTCTTAGTGAAGGAATTATAGAAGCAGTTGATGGGTTTTTATTAGGAGATGGGGGGATAAATGCAAATTTTGCATCTAAGGTTGCAAGATTGTATTGTGGGCAACAATATGAAGAATTTGCAAAATATATGATGAATCATTTTATTATTTATAATCCATCTTACACAGACCAGCTATGCTCAAGCATGAGTAGCGGAATTAGATATGATGGCAGAACAAAATTTCATCCTGATATTTATAATCAATATTTAAGATGGTATGGTCAAAATAATAAAAATAAGCAACCCCCTGATGATGTTAGAATAACTCCTATTTCGGTAATGTTGTGGTATCTAGGAGATGGCTCTATAGTTCAGACTAAAGATTCTATTACGTTAAGGTTGTCAACTGATGGATTTTTGCCCGAAAGAAATGAAATGTTAGTAAATAAATTGAAAGAAAAAGGAATAGACTGTTCTAGGAATAATGATAATAGAATAAGAATTAATAATAATAGTATTGGAATATTTTTTGATTTTATTGGAAGAAAGTCTCCTGTGGCATGTTATGACTATAAATTTAATTTGCCTGAATGGAGATTAGAATCTAAACGCATGTCTGAAGTCGCAAAAGAACTAAATATACATTATAATAAATTGTCCTATTGGGTAAAATTTGGATATGTTTCATGTTTGCGAACTAATGAGAAATCAAGACCTAGATTTTTACCTCATCATATAGAGGAAATTAAAAGATATATTCAATATGACAATTCGTTGACCAAAGAAGAAAAAACAAAAATAACAAATATAAAAAAATATGGAGTAAAAAATGTATTTCAGTCTGATGAAATAAAATCTAAAATTAAAAAAATAAATTTATCGAAATACGGAGTAGATCATTTATTAAAAAATAAGGATATTTTTGAGAAACAGGGAAAAATTGTACAAGAAAAGTATTTAGGTGAGGATAAGCAGAAGCAGCAAAAGCGAAAAGAGATTTTTGACACGTTGAATGATTTGGGAATTAAGTGTACATTAAATGACCATTCGGCTATTTCCCCTGTTGAATTAGATATTTATATTCCCGATAAAAATATTGCAATAGAATTTAATGGAAGTTATTGGCATTCTGAGGCAGTTTTAGATTCAAGGGCTGCTAAAAATAAACATTTAGAAAAACTAAAGATATGTAGGAATAAGGGGATTAGGTTATTTAATATTTTTGAAAATATTTGGGATGAAAGAAAATATCAATATTTAAATTTATTAAAAACGACACTAGGTTTGAATAATGTAACAATTGGTGCTAGAAAATGTCAATTAGATGAATCCTTATGTAAAGAATTTATTGATAGCTATCACATTCAGGGATATGGGAGGGGGACTATTAAATGGTTTAATCTGATATATAATGGAAGCGTTGTAGCATCCATGACAGCTTCTAATCATCATAGACAAAATAATAATAATGTAATTGTATTAAATAGACTATGTTTTAAAGATGGAGTAAATATTATAGGGGGGTCAAAAAGGTTATTTTCTTATTTTGTAAAATGGGCTAAACAGCAAGGAATTAAACAAATATTATCCTGGTCTGACAATTGTTGGACAGAGGGTGATGTTTATAAGACATTAGGCTTCAGTTTAGATAAAGAATATGGTCCTGATTATTTTTATTGGGATATTAAGTCTAGAAAATATAAATCTAAACAATCGCAAAAAAAGAGTAATACAAAATGTCCTATTGGTAAAACGGAAAGAGAATGGAGTTTACAAAGGGGGTTGTATAGGCTTTGGGATTGCGGAAAGAAGAAATGGATATATAATATTTAAAAAGGAAATATTTAAAAATAATAAGAATGAAATAATTATGAACTGGTACAGAATTTCTCAATATGATTTAGATGTCGCTGATCCATCTGTTGATTTAGAAACAAGTGATGGTAATTCTGGTTTTCCTCCTATAGATGATAATGACGGCTCCGGCGGCAATGAAGATTTTCGTCCTGATTGGAAGATGACGAATCTTATTTGGGGGTGGTTCGAGAAACAAAATGCTCCATTTTCTGAATCTATAGCAGATTTACTTATAGATAATATTTTAGATATTGAATTTCATATCAGAGAAAGACCTGAGCCGTCATATCCATTAAAGGGTAAAGCTTTTGCTAGAATAGTTTTTCTTATGGACGAGTCTAATGTTAGATGGTCAGTGCTTGAAAACGAGATAACTAAATTTGTTTTATTTAGTGATTTATGGAAAGAAATTGGGATAGATTATAACAAAGCATCAAATTATTTAAATATGCCATCATTCCATAAGGTTGTTATTGATGCTGGTTTGCATACAAGTTTAGACTTGGCCTCAAAAAAACTTGAATTTTGGGGTTTTGAAAATCTTAATAAATATCAAAATATTTTCGCAGAAAAATTAATTGAACAACTTAATAGATATAGTTATTCAAATTTAGACAAAAGTTCTTTGCAGTTAAAACAGGAACCAAAAACCCTTTCTAATAGAATTAATTACTACATGAATTTAGATGGAACACACCAGCTTAGGTCTGGAATGATTCAATTTTATGATTTTAGTATTATTCCCTGGGAATTTAAGCAAAGTTCTGATAATGAATTTACGCAATTAACAAGTGGAGAGCAAAAAGAATTCGTTGATGGCTTGTTCGATATTATGCAATACTTAGATGGTAGCGAAAATATTTTTAATATTAATCCAGAATTTGAAATAAGTGGTAAATATATGGAAGGGACATGGAATTATCCTCCAGAATATGAGGATGTTATTCCATATTTAATCGATAAGAAAAAAGAGTATAGGATTAACTTAGAAGAAGATGAAAATATTGCTGATTTTATTAGAAAATATAAGAATTTTAGCATGATATTTAAAGGTATACCTGAAAATTTACTAGTATATATAAATATAACTAAGGAAATGGTAAGTCCTATTAAAATAGAATCGGGGCAATATGATGTAGAGTATAATGCTACAGCCTACATAGAAAACATAGTCCTACGGAACAATGAATTAATACTTACTATAGGGTACGAATTAGAATGAAAATTATAAAGACAGCTCAAGCATCTTCGGTGGGGGTTAGTAAACAGGTTTTAAAAAATAAAATTTATAAAGCATTGGGTTCTATAACTAGCAGATTATATTCCGATGTATATTGGCAGGGATTTCGGCTTGTTAGAGAAACATTTGATAATCTCGGTTTGGATTGGGTTCTTTTAAATGCTGAATATGATAGAAAAAATTCCCCGCCGCAATATAAAGAATGGAATATGGAAATAACTTTTATTAACAATAAAGGCAAAGAAAGCAAGTTAGGGGCTAAGGTTATAGCTTCAGGTGCCGGAAGTGTTGAAGATCCATTAGACAGATATGATATTAATGTAATTTTATTTTAGGAAATACAATTGAAAAGCATTCATTCAAAAAAATGGAAAGATAAGCTAAAGGGCGGCTTGGCAGATGATTGCGTTCCTTCTGATTTCAATTCTGACCAATTAAGTAAAGGTATTAAGGTAGAGATGGAGCATACTGATGATCCTGAAATAGCTAAAGAAATAGCTATGGACCATTTGCAGGAAGCCAACGATAAAATAAATCAAAAAGGTGGTAAGTATTATGATAAATTAAAGGATATGGAAGAAGATATAGAGAAAGAAAAAAAGGAAATTAACAAATCTTATGGAGATAGGCAAGTGAGAAAAAAAGCACAAACATTTAATCAAGATGATTATATGGATTTGATTGGTTTTTATACTGAAAGCGGGGAACTAGTGTCTGCTAAAAGATACAATCAACAATATGTCAATAGAGCAGAGACAGATAATAATATAATTGTATTAGAAGACGTTCCTGTTGGATTAGCGCAACGATTGCTATTGCAAGGAACTGGTAGACAATGGTTTGAAGATGGCTTTGATGCTGCTTTGGCAGCTAATCCATACCGTGCCGAAGATGATCTTGACTATGCTGACGAAAATGAAGATGTTGATGGGATGGATAATATTGACGATGACGATGATGAAGGCATTTTAGATTTTGATGCATCTT